CTGACCGGCACGGATATAGGTCTTGTCCTGCGTGATTGGATTTAACTGCGCGTCCAGACCAGCAATTCCCATTTCTACTACTACGTAATCGCCTTCTTTTGTTGCAGTCGAACCATCCGGCGCAGTGTCGATTGCAAATACGTAATCATCATTGGTTACCCAGCCTTCATAGCTTTCACTTGGTGTATAGTCTTTCATTAATTCACTTAATTTCATCTTCGTCTCTCCTTTTCAAAATATAAAACCCTGCATGGTATCTGGTATTGAGCTACTTTGTTCTCCCAGTCTACCGTTGCAAGGTTTGGCATGTTCTGTAAGTTTTCAATTTTCTTTACCTGACATCCTTCGAAATCCGGATAGTTTTTTATGGCGTTCTGCTCCTCGATCCATTCCATGAACTTCTGGCCGAGGTTCATGGCCTGCATGTTGATATCATCCGTTTCTTCCGAGTAATACCATGTCAGAAGTATGGTAAAGCCATATTCTTTATCTGCAGCACGGACATACTTTTTTACAATCTTTCCGGCATAATTTGTCAGGAAGGATACCGATGTAGCTTTTCCATCAGCAAAATTAAATGTCAGTATGGAATCACACAGTTCTTTTATTTTGTCCTGTACATACGAAACCATAACCTCATGTTTTGTCATAACTTATGTCCTTTCACATATGCCTGTATTGCTCTAGTATAGTCATCTATTCTCGTAGCTTTCATTTTCTTTTCCCATTCAGCAGTGGCAAGGGGGTGTCTGGCGGTGCTGTATTTCAAATGTCTGCCGGTTACTACCTTGCTTTCACCATGTCTGGCATACGGACTTCCGGTTATTCTAGATACCATCACCAGTCCTTCGTGTTGGAAGTTGGCGTACGGGCTTGCATAATGCACAATCCCGACATTCCCTTCTACGTAAGTCCTGGCATTGGCCGCCAGTACCAGATTCTTTGCCGGCACAAACGGTTCCATCAGGCGCTTGGCTTCGGTCGCCATGAAGAGGAGCGTCTTCTTTCCTCCAGTTGCTTCTTGTACAATGCTCGGGATTGGTTTATTCCAGTGGAATTCTACGTTCGACATTTAACCACCTACTCTGTAATGTTTTCCTCTCAGGTGCGATGTATTATCCGAGAAAGCGGTAATCTGAAATGCCTCCGGTTTCTGTCTTGCCAGTAGCTCCGAGGCTGTATTTGGCATTTTCCCAGTTATTTCTTCCATGCATGCATCCTTTACCACTATATCTCCCGGATTCAGGGTGAAGCTGTTACCAACACCTTTGGTTTTAGCAAATTCTCGGTAGGGAAGATAATTCGGTGATTCTGGTATCCTAGCAACGTATGTACCTGCCATTTTTGCCGTCTTTCCATCATCGATCTTTGTCTGGGACAGCTTATAGAAACAGTTTTCAAGAACTGTCCGCTTCCAGATATCCTTTCCATCTTCCGTATCTGCTCCTTTGATCCGGTTGTACACCGTAATCGTCTGGTTGTAATTCGGATTCATTAATCCACCCCCAGATACATCAAGCCTGTGTTTTCTAAGTATTTCTCTATGATTTCCTTAATCTTCTTGCGTTTTCCTTCTTCTGTGTAGATAGAGCGAGACAGGTCATATGTACCTGTCTCTCCATCGTTTCCATAGGACGCAAGTGGCCCCGGTGCGTCCGATCCGCCGTACTGTTCTGCCTTGTAAATCAGTTCTGCGACGTCGCACACGCAATCTTTTACTTCTTTCGGTGTTTCCATTCTTTTTGCACGATCGAATGTTACTCGGTCAATTTCCTTTTCCGCCTGTTTTTCATAATATCGGAAGGTTGATTCCGGTATATCCGGCTGCCTTCCAAGAAGATAAGACTCTACGTAATATTCATAATCTGCATACTCCATAACGTTTCTCCTATGAAAAATCTACCAGAAGGCTCTCATCCAGTTCCTTGATTCCGTAGATAATATCAAATGAAATTGTATCTTTCTTAGTTTTCATGTCGTAGCCAAAGACTACTCTTACGGCTAGCCCGTTTGCTGAAGCAATATGAGCTTTTGATGCTCCCATTGGAAGTTCCAGCTGTCTTGTTACCAGCGCGAGTCCGTTTCTGTGGAATCCTAACGCATGTGCCTTGCTGATTACTTTTGCTGCGACTTCTGTTACATCTGTCGGAAGGTTCTGATCCACCTTAATTGTTCCTGCTCCTCCAACCAACGTGACATCTTCCTGTACTGTATAGACATACCCGTTCACGATCAGCTGATCTCCTTCGGCAATCTTTCCTGCTGCCGGTTCTCCCGCCGATACCGTGAACTCAGTTGTATCTTTAGCGCCGGTTACCTTATACCCCGTCACTGTTCCCGGTTTTTCGGCTGCGGAATGAGGGCAGTTCTCTGACGAGAATGTATCGCAAGTATACACCCTTCCTACTTCTGCGTCTCTAAGCGCCTGTGAGTCCCCTGCATAGCACTGTTTCGCAAAATTATCCAATGTGTTGTATTTATATTTGATTTCCGCCGGAAGAATCAATCTTCTGTTCTGAATTGGCGCTTTTGACATATCCAGAGCCTTTCCAACTCCCGCAATGTCTGTCAGTGCTGGTTTTGCAGATACCGTTGCTGTCTTCGCAGCCTTTTCAATACCTACTGCCAACAGGTCCTGATCTACAGCCTGCGCAATAGCCGAAATAGCCGGTGTTACTACCTGCTCAGAGAAATCTTTGATGTCCAGTGTTAACTCTTTTGACGACACATTAACCGTTACATCTCTGAAGCGATCCATCTTCACCGTGGTTGATCCTTCTGTAATATCCTGTCCATGTGTTTCTCCTACAAAGTTTTTTGCCACGAATTTCGCAGGCTTTCTGATTGTGATCGTATCACCCACTCTGACAAATTCTTTCGAATAATCTCTATGGACAAGCCCTGCCATTGTCAGCTGGCTTTCCAGCACCATCAGGGCCTCCTGTGCAATGATTTTAGGTGTTAAAATTGTATTTGGCATATTTCTTTATCTCCTTCCTATTTCCCCTGTCTGTAATCTTTGTATTCTTCATACGTCATATCTTCTAGATTCTTTGAAACTCCCGGAACTTTTCCGCCAGTCGGCGCGATCGGATTATTGATTGGTTCGTTTGAACCAAACATATACTCATTGTCCTTTTTGCACGCCTCAATCGCAGCGGTAATATCTTCTGTCTGATTTTTGCTATCTTTCAGTGTCTCTACATCTAAGAGCGCTCTGATTGCTTTCGCATTCTTACCGCCTGCTGCCGAGATAGCATTGTCGATAAGTGTGCCAAACTTCATTTCTGCAATTTTGTTTTCGTAATCCGTTTTCTGAGTTTCCATGTCACCTGTGAGCTGTTTTACTTTCCCCTGAAGTTCTTCTACATCTACACCTTCGAATCCTTTCAGCGTGTCTGTGGCTGTCTGCAGCTGCTCTTCCAGGGTAGTCTTTGCTGTTTCCATTGCGTCGTAATCTTTTTTGCTTACATATTCTCCGGCATTCAGATCTGCGAGCTTAATCTGCTTGTCTTTGTTTTCCGGATTGTCATTGTACGCTTTGATGATTGATGCAAACTCTTCATACTTGTCACCAAAGATTGCTTTTAAAAACTCCATAATTATTTCCTTTCTTTTTGCATAAAAATAAGACGCATAACCCTGCGTCTCAAAGGGAGATATCTGGATCACCGCCTTCCTAGGCAACAATACTCTTGATTCCATAAGCTAATGCGCTGTCATGCTCAATCACACAACCTCTTGTATCTTCCCACCCCTGCGCAAAATACGCCACATCTGCTCCTGACAGAAGTTCCAGGGATTTTCCAAGGAACCACAGTGGTTTTGCATCTGCGGGTGCTTCCTGGAAGAAGGAATCAATCACTTCTACCGGTTCACCGATCATTTCTTGCGCAAGCTCAATTGCTTTCTTGCGTTCTGCCAGAATTTCTTCATCTGACTTACCTCTCATAGGCTGACTAATAAATAATTTTTTCACCTTTCTCACCTCCTCGCCTTAAAAATGAGTATAAAAATACCACTAATCTCTGATATGCTCACTGATTAGTGGTATTATTTCATCTCTTCAAATTTTACTCCCGGTTTGCATTCCTCTTCATATGGAGCTTCCAGTACTTCATCCGGTACTCCATTCGGGAATGCCTTGCACTTTATTTCTGTTTCAGATTCCATGCAATGCCTACATAATACACATTTTGGAAGTGTGAATCTATTTCCTCCTCCAAGGAAGGATGTATTTTTCAATAAGCTTTCTTGACTCATCTGGTATCTTTTCTCCATTTCTATATCTTACAAATGCCTCTGCCAAGCTCTCTCTTCCATCGCGCTCTTTGTCTGCATATTTAGATATTCCCTTGACAAAGCTCTTATATATTTCATCCGTCAGTTCGTCGTAATCTTTCTTGGTCACGCAGTTTTGGAATGGAATAATATGTGCCATTTCATGCGCAATGTAATCTTCATAGCTTTTTCCTGCCATGTATCCGGTAGAATACAGTATTTTTATTCTCGACTCGAATTTATTATAATCTATATTATAGTTAAACACAAGTCCGTGCTTCAGCATGCCGTCCTTATCCAGATATGCGCCGCTTACAAGCAAATCTCCTCTGCCAAGCTTTCCACCTTCTATTGAATCTAAGTAGATCGTGTACTCTTTATCCAGTTTCTTGATTGCCTGATTTATTTTCTTTTCTACACTCTTATCCAATCCAGCTTTTTCTGCCACTTCTTTCGGAATTGATATCTTCATCGAGCTAAGTATTTTCTTTCCGACTTTTGTTGATATTCTTCCAAGTCCATCCATGTATATTCTGTCTCTTTGTTCCGGTAGCTTCATAGTCTTTGAGAACTTCACGTACTCATCCATGGTCTTTTTGTATCTCGCCTTGGCTCCCATGATCTCCAGCTCACTTACTCCGCCTTCCTTCATGAGTTTTATGTCTTGGCGATATACTCTCATTGTCAATTCTAACTTCCTCTGTCTCTGCAGTGCCTCATATGTTGTATACTCCTTTCCATCGTAACTCGTCTTTTCATTTTCCTCGTCCATCATCTCTTGTAGTTCTTCGTCCGTGTAATTCCGAACTGAAACTCCCGGGATGAACACATCGTACCAATGATAACAGTTGGCCCCACATAATCCGGTGACGGTACCCAGTCCGCATACACTCTCCAGATCCTTGTACGAATAGACCTTTCCCTGCCATGCCTGATGTTCCGGTCTGGCGCCGATGTGATATGTAACTTCATAGGTATCTGTATCAAGCTCTGCTGCCACCTGTTCATTCATGCGGCCGACTATCTGCCGGAACCCTGTCATGAGTGCCGTTCTGCACGCCGAATCCACCCGGTATGTCCTTCCGGAAGCATATTCTACTGTACGCAGACCGCTTCTTGTCATGTCCTTGATGATTCGTTTCAGGACCGTGTCATAGCTGAATGCTCCAGTTGCTACTCCGAGGACCGCTTCATCCAGTGATCTTTGATAGAACTTCGCCGTATCCATGAATTGACGCTTTCCATTTACGTTCTTGGTAAATCCCATGGATCCCGTGATGTTTTGGAATGTGTTCTTCGACTGTTCGATCGCGGCTTTTACTACCGGTTGGATCTCCGGATGCTTTCCGAACGGGGTTTGTTTCTTTCCAATAGCATCAAATGCATCTTCATACTCTTTATAGAGGTTCTCGCTTGTCTGGTTGTAGATCCGGTCAATCTCTTCATCCGAAAACTTCAAATAGCTTTTGATTTCATTTTTCAGGAATTCATCGGAATATCCCATTTTTCTAAGCAGTTGTATCTGGTAGTCTGCAGATGATGTCATCGACTGTTCTATATCCAGATTGCTCTTAATCCTCCGAACGATATCCAGCATGATGTCTATTTCCAAATTCCGGGCATTTCGTTCTATTTCCATCGAAAGCGCTTCAATCTCTCCTTGCGTCATAGGCTAGCCCTCTATTACATCCGCTTGTTGGGCTACCATCTTTTTGGCTGTTTCCTCATCTTCGGCATAATGTTTCATTCGGTATTCCCACAACTGCATGGCTCCAAGGCTTACGTCTGCCCTGTCATTCTGGCGTTCTGTTTCATCATCCACCAAGATGCTATCCTTAAATGTGCAGTTGAACTCATATCCGCTATGGAGCTTGGCGTTGTAAAAAGCCAATGCATATGCGAGATCTTCCAGGCAATCCTTCAGGTTCTCCTGAATGGCTGACACCATGTTGTATTTGCGCTTCTTGGCGATCTTGGCTTCTGTTGCCGTCTTGTCTACGTCCGTTACATCAGAGAGATCTCCATAGCTTAGGGATACATTGAACTCCAGCTGCCTTAAGAACTGATTCAAGCCATTGATGATGCTGATGTCTCGGAACTCTGGCGACCATTCTTTGTACAGATCGCCATCGTCTCCGGCATCCAGATTCAGTCCTCTGTACAGACGCTTGTCCAGTTTTGGCGTTTCCAGTCTTCCCTCTTCTCCTACTATCGGTCGAAGAGCTGTAGTGGATACATTGATTGCCCTTTCACCAGATTCGAACTCCCACTTTAGCCTTGCATTCTGAACGTCTACGCTCTCTAGCTGATCTATTCCACTTTCGAATATCGATACTCCACACGGACTTTTATCGATTTCGTTCTTGATTGGGTTTCTATAGTAACCAAAATCCGGCTTTTCCAATCCGGCATACGATATGATTTCCGGGAGATTTTTCCATTCGTCTATTGAGCTTAACGGGATTTCTCTTCCGATATCATCCTCTGATTTTGATATGTACGCATTATTTGTAATTGTAAGAATGTTATCTCTCAAAGAGTGTCTCTCCAGGCGATGGTAGTAATCTTCTCCCCGTTTCTGGTTTTCGGCAAACACAACGTCAATCAGTCGTCCTCTTTCGTCGTAGGCAATCGGTACAAACTGGTCTGCGGTAACATATTCCACTTTATCTCCGCCCAGCGGCTTAATAATCATCGCCCCAAGCGCAAGCCCTGACTGCAGGTTCTCATTCAAATCTCGTGTTGCCATCTTGTATATCTGATCCAGTTCTTCCACGGAAATATTTGATTCCATTTCATCCAGGCAGATATTGGCGAACTCGGTGCAGATGCCTTGTTCCTTTCTAAGAGATTTTACATAGCCTTTGCACCAGGGTGCCATTCCGCTGTACATTCGCTGCCATAACTCTATCCTTGTCTGCATCATACTTGATATACATGTTTCTATTTTCAGTGCCTGCTCTACATTTTTTGCCGGGAACATTCTGTTTATCACTCCCTTCACGAAGGCTTTTATTCCATCCAGCATTATTCGCCCCTCCGTTTCCATATTCTTTCTGTTGCATATCTTACAGCATCTATCATGTGGTCATTCCCATCCGGATATCCGGTGATGATATTTCCTTCTTTATCCCTTTCGTACTCATAATCCATGAACTCCTGTGCAGCTACCGGGCATCTTACATTGTCGATTATGATTTCTCTTAATGACTGCAGCCATTTATATGAGTACTCTCTGCTTCCAGGACCTTTTTCTGCTGCTCTGGCAAGCAAGCCGTAGCTTTTGTAGTCTCCTATCGACTTCTTTTCTGCACTATCGCAGGTAAGCAGATCGTTGCCTGTGATTCCCATCCTGATTAGCTCGTCTGCCGTCTGTCTGTTGCTTCTCTTATTGCATGTGTATTCCTGCCATACGTACAATCTTAACCTCGCTCTGTCGTAATGAACCCTTACAAATGCATACGGATCCGGGAACCATCCCCAGTCAATGCCATTTAACACATGGTCGAATCCTGATATCTCATCATCCGTTATTTCTCTGATCGTGATGTTGTCAAATACACTTCCTCCTGATCCATTGGCCACTCCTAAGTATTCATTTTCATACGCATCTGGGTTAGTTTCCTTTAAGAATTCTGCCTCTTCGATAAATGTTTTTCCTAGCCACTTCTTTGGTATGTCCAGATAGGTGCTTTCCGTAACCAGTCTGGTTTCTTTCGGGATCTTGATGTATTTGTTGGCCCAGTTGTTCAGGCTCTTTGGTGGGTTGAATGTTTTGAAGATGTATGCAGTATCTCCGCCTCGGATTACAGACTGTTCAATCTTTCTAACCGCCTCCGGTCCCATGAACTGATCCAACTCTTCAAACCATAAGACTCCGATATATCCGAATGGAACCTTGATCGATTTTACCTTGCCCGGATCATCTGCTCCTCTGAAATAAATCTTTTGCCCAGTGCTTTTTCTCGTAATCTCCAGTGGTGATACGGTACACTCGAACTCATCTTCCAGTCCTAGAGCTTCTATCGCCCATCTTGCTTGCTGATAGATGGAACTTCGCATCGTATCTCCTACCTGGCGCATGATCACCGCATGTATCTGATCATTACTCCTCAAAATGTCTCCTACAGCCAGGCTTACAAAGGATGATTTGGTACTGCCTCGGCCACCTGGGAAAACATATTCTGTGTGACGCTTTTCCTTGATGTCAAAAAGCACCGGAGCAAATACCGGAGCAACCATTGTTGCCGGAATGCCTTTGTATTCTTTTTCCGGAACGGGTTCCGGCTGCATCCTTTGGATGTCCGCCCGTGTCTTTTCAATCTTGGCGCGTTGCTCTTCCGTTGCGAGATTCATGTGATCTGCAAGCCACTGCAGGGCCTTCATCCGATCAGCCAGTTTGATTCCAGCTCCGTCTTTTCCCTGCTTCACCTCTGTCAAGATTGTTCCATCCACATCCAGAGAGTCTTTAAATTTCGCAGTGTTGACTATTCTTGTCAGTGTTTCTTCTTCTCCGGTCTCTTCATTTTTCACC